TGTTCTGCGCTGGCGTTGAAAGATTGGTTAATGCCTCCAGTAATGGCAGATCGTTAATCCGCACATTTACCCTCTCACCATTTACCCTGGCAGCAACGATATTCTTCATATTGAGGTTGGTGGTCTTAGGGTCAACCAGTTCACCAAATACCTTCATGCCGTCCGGGTCTTGGCGCATCATCGAAATAAGTCGCTGAGCAACCTCGTTGCGCTTTGCTGCTTTGATGTAGGCCGGTACCCGTTCGATAAGAGTTTCCAGAGACTCAATAGTTTTGCGTTCTGATCCCTGTGCGCTCTTAATCGGGTTGGGTTGGTCTACAAAAGAACTCCGGGCACCCGTGGCACTGGTAACGCCCATTTCAACATCGTCTAAAAGACGCTGCAAGGGAATATAGTCCTGATACTGCTGCCTCATGGCCTGCCATTGTGCTTTTGAGATCATGCCAGTATCAACAGCCCACTTTTCACCAAAGTCCTTGATCCATTTAGTGTAATCCTGTGCTGCCTGGGCCATCCACGGATGAGTACGGTCGTATTGTGCAACCTTTTTACTGGCCAGAATTTCATTCATGTTTAGAGCTTTAGGGTAGACCTCCAGGCCCTGTGTTTCCCATGATTTGAAATGCTTCAGCTTTAGGTAGTCCTCAAACTTGCGCCATTCACCTTTTGGCACCTTTTTAACTATCTCCATTAATGGTGCGCCGACAACGTTACCCTGAGAATCAACCATACCCTTAGTTAAAACGTGTTCTGCTATAGTTTCAGAGTTGCTGGCATTATGGGCAAGAATAAAAGTTCGCTCGTTGTCAGGTAGGTTTCTGCCAATGTTTTTCGAGTACAACTTGTCAACGTCATTTAATCTGTTGCGGCCATCCACCGTCTTATAATAGAGAGTCTTTATTTTGTTAGCCACATTAACTGGGGCAAACCTCTGCAACAATGGTTCCCTGTCGGCTTTTGCCGTGATTGTCTCAATGGTGTCCGGTAGCTTCAGGCTTGCCGGGCTGATGCCGGGAGGTAAAGGTCGGGAACTTTTTATCTGGTCCCCAATATCCATACCAGTATCAAAAGCATCCTTCTCGGCCTTTCTTGACGCTCCGCTTCTCATTAGTTTAGACAGTCCTGCTTTTACCCCCATAAAAGCCAGTTCCCCGCCTGCGCCTACCCCGGCCCCAACAGCGGTCCGTTTTGCAACTTCCGCTGAAGTATCACCTTCATTAATTCCCCGAACACCTTCATAGCCGCCTACAGTTGCAGAAGCCGGTAAAATTTTAGTGAGCAAACCTCTACTTGCCGGCAATGCCTCTTTGACAAGAGATATGCCCCTGCCAATAGGAAGGGCCGCCCCGCCCAATTCACTACCTGCAGCCAAGACTTTTTCCGACAAGGTTTCAGGCTGAGTTGGAACAAAGGGTTGAAATCTGCCACCGGTTAATTTGGAGATACCACGTTCTAAACCGCCACCCTTGCCCAAGAAGCCAGCCGATACACCTTTAAGGGCATTGTCAAGGTTAATGTCCACGGCACGGGAAAGCTGTTGCGGTATAGACCGCACCGGTGGGGCACTGGTCGGCTCCACGGATTCAAAAACGCCCTGCTTGACCAATGCGTTAGCGTCTAGCGTGGGGCGTTTTATGACCGGGGCAGGTGCCGGAGCAGAGGGAGGTTTCTTTAGCTGACCTCTTGCCTTTTCTCCAAGACTATCATAGCTAAGCGATCCCTCATTTACTTTTTGCTGTAAATGCTGCTGTGCCCATTTAGGTATCGCCATATTATTACCCCCCGTAGTTATTCTTTACATACATGGTTTTCCACGCATCATACAATTGAGCATAATTTGACATGTCAGAAAGCAGCCTTGAGTCATTTTGCACCTGATTAGTAACCCAGTCATTCATATTTTTACGACTAGTTTCTTCCTGTCCAGCCGTTAAGCCACCATTGCTCCCCGTACTATACGGCTCATTGGCCGAATGCTGATAGTTAGCCGTCTGCGCCTTAATCTGGTTAAGTTGCGCCAGGGCGGTGTCATAATCCAGGGAGCCAACATCCACCTTTTGCTGAAGCTGTTTAGCCTGTAGCTTCAATGTTTCAGGCAGGAAGGAATTCTGTATCTCCTGTGCAGCACTGTCAAGCGCCATCTTCCTGTTTGACAGAATTTGCGACTGCATGTCCGGGTTACTGCTTGACTTGCCCCAGTCAAACTGCTGCCCGGCCAGAGTTCTTGTTCCCCCCATGTCCCCGGTCAACTGCGACTGTTGCAGGTTATAACTCCTGTTGGCATTGTACTGGTCAATCATGCTCTGCATGGCCTGGGCCTCTACATCAGCCTCAGCCGCCGCCACATCGGAAGCATAACCGCTTTCAACATTCGCCCTCTGGCTTTCAATACCAGCAAGGTTAGAAGCCTCCTGCCTATCCAGCGCCCCTATCTGTCCCTGTAAACCGGCATTGCGGTAAACCTCCGGCATGGCCCCAGCTGCACCCTTTATGCCCCTGGCTGCCATGTACTGAGCAAAGTTCATAGCCCCCACATCTGATGCCGCCGCCGCCTGGTTCCGCTTGTCGTAATAGGTCGGGGCAACATTAGACTTTTCAGTATCCAGGGAGGACAGGGCGGTGTTTCTGGCCTTGTCCAGTGAGGCCATGCGGCTTGCCCGCTGGGCTTCTTTGAGTTGGTTGATGTATTGGGTGGGGTCGTATTGCTCCTCGGGCTGGATTTCTGGTTCGATGGGTGTTTGCATGCCCTGAAAAGCACTTACAGCATCTCCAAGCGGCACGTATTGACCGTTCGGTGCTTGAACATCCCGAAACGGCCACTCGCTTTGAGCTTGCGGATTTGTGAGTAAGTCAACATATCCTTGTCCATTATAGGTGTTCTTTACGTTGGTCTGTGGTGTACCGGGGACGATCATTCCCTGCTGTCCAGCTACTCCACCCGTAATTCCGTATCTCTTGCTATAAGCATCGCTGTTAATTTTTTGAATTTCCGCACCGCTTTTACCTGCTGTTGCGCTACCGCCCATAATTTACACCCCCGTTCTAAAATCTCTCCATGAAAAACGGTCAACCCCTGTGAGGTCAAATTCTTCTTTCATGATCTCGTAGAATTTAACATCATAGAGCTGACCGTCATAGAGCTTGGCATCTTTTTTAAATATACCAACGATACGCCCCCCGTAGGAGGTTACAACATTGTCATAGACAGCTTCTGCAGGGTTTCCCACTATTACAAAGAAGGTGATTTTGTTTACTCCGAATTTTTTATAGAGGGAAACAAAGAAGTCGTGTAGGTCTCCGGTAAACTCCTTGCTTTTTGAATCAAACTTAATAACTTGCAGTTCATACGCAGCGTTTGTTTCCCGGTTTATTTTGACGCTAAAATATCCTACTACGTCACCATTATCCAGACTGACCATTTGAATCATTTCGTCTGAATTTTGATATATCGGGATAAAGTATTCAATAAATGAACTGCGGCTATAAAATTTAAAACGGTCCCGAAAGACCGTTTCTCTGAACCTCTGATTTAACCTATCAGCATGATAAAAAGCTGGATCTAACATACCTTTCCCCCTTTTTGGGCAAATAAAAACACCCCCGAAGGGTGTTATTGTTGCTGACTTATCTGGTTTAGCATCTGTTCTAATAAAGCATTTTTCTCTGGTGATTGCCCCCACCATTTATCGCGTTCGCTTTTTTCCACATATTCAATCATCCACTGCGGAGCGCTAATTGTTTTTAATACTTCTTTTTGTTTTTTTGATGCACTTAATTCTGCTCTTTCAATAGAATCAATTTTGTTATTATAGGTTTCTAAGCAGTGCCATGTCTCATGCATAAGCATAGCGGCCCACCATGCTTTGTCTGCTTTTCCATAGTCAGAAGGAATATTAATTGCCATGTCTTTTCCCTGTGTTAATGGGCCTATAAATGAATCATTCAGCACTATCTTCCTGACATACATCCCAACAAACTTATAATCTTCCGGGTCTCTATCCTTTAGTAACTGCAGAGCATCCCGCATAGCCTTTTTAAAAGCCGCATCCCCCACAATCTCAATGTCTGTAAGCGCATCCCCCTGTGAAGCGATATAGGCAGTGCCTGTTAGACTGTCCCACCCCACAGTAGCCCCCATGGACTCGGAAACCGCCCTCAGAGGTACAAACACTCGCCCGTCAATTAGTTGGGGGCCAGGGGATGAAATAAGGAGCTTACCGTTTATCCAGACGTTAACCGATTCATTATCGGCAAAACCAACTCCCCCGGCCATCATCCCAACAAAGAAGGTCAAGACCAGAAGGACACTGTAAAGTCTTTTCTTCATGCAAATACCCCCTTTGCCACTATTATACAGCATCGGGGGTAAATTGAAATAGGGGTTGGGGAAGTGTCAACTTCTAAGGTGGGTTTTTACACCTTATGACGTGGCAATATATTCAATGCAAAATGTTAATGTCGTGTTATTTTGAACCTGTGCCGGCTGTAAATTCGTTTGAATGGCGTTATCCCGTTCAAACGCTAATCTACAGTAGGTTGTATTAGGCATAGCTGCGCCAATTAGCCTTTTTTCATCTGCCGCATGATCAATATACGAAATACCACCAAAACTGACAGCGCCTAAATAATCAATAAATACAGCAAATGGCAAGCCGCCAATCCTAACATCTCCAGACATAGCCGCATCTTTTGCAGATAGTGTTATCATCCCAAAACATGTGACCTTGTTGTTTATCTTAATATATGTGCCAGCTTGTGTGACGTAAGTGTGTGCACCTGCTGTAGTACTACCATATAAGGTTGGGGTCCAGTTTCCATTTTTAACTATTAACCCATGCGCCCCATTTGCGTCCGTCACCAAATCTGCCAGATGAGCATCGCCTTCCACTAGATGTGTCGCATTAAACCACGCCACAAAATCAGCGCCAAACTTATCAAACAGAGCTTTTAGCTGAGTCGCCGTCAATCCTCCAACGTCATTAGGTAAATTGTCCAGCGATGCTATATTATTTGTTACTACACTACATGTGGTAAAAGCCACGGGGCTCACCTCCTGTTTCTTACCTCACCGCCCGTTCTTGCCGGTATTGTTACAGAAAGAACCGTGGCGGTGTCAGTGTCATTGTTTGAAATAATCAACTTGAAATAGTCAATCTTCTTAGCCTTAATCTTGAACTTAAAGGGCTGCGGGCTGTAGTTGGTTTCAAACGAAAAGGCCGCAAAGTCCATATGTTCAAATGTGCTAAGCGAATACTCCGCTGTATAGGTATCGTTTTCTCCATTTCTGTCTGTCTGATAGGTTATATCTATATGGGTTTTAATCCTCGGGAGAATAGTCACGAAAATACGCTGGATAAATTTTCTTAGCCATTCCACGCCGAAGTTAAAGAAGCCCATCTCCCAACTATCGGTTATTGTAGTGCCGTTGTATGTCCTCAAGGTCTCGTCAAACCGCATGATCTGCCCTGCCGTAGTGCCGAAATACAATTTGTCCTCAACTAGGCAAAAGCATGTCGGGGTGTCTGTCAACTCAAGAATGTGCCAGGTATCCGTTCTGTAATTAAGCACCCATATTGTTGTACCGACACATATCCAATACTGCCCCTTGTCGCTCCAATCGACGGTCAATGCTGTGGTTAAGTCAACTACGTCCAGATCATTCTGTACCCGCTTGCTTATCCATTGGGCATTCTTTTCATTCATGACATAGGTACTTACCCACTCATAAATACCCTTCCAGATTGTAAAGGGATTGTTTCCGATAATCTGCGTCTGCCCCTTGGCTACGTTTCCAACTTTGGAGTTCATGGGGTATACAGGGAATAAGGCTGTTACCGCCCCGGTCGTAGCATCCCTGTAATCTTCTTCCTCTGAATACCAGGCCGAAGCCTCCGAGGAATCGCCGGATGTGAAAATAAGCTGCTTATTATACTGAGTGCAGATGTCGGTTATCTCATATTCCCCAACGTCTGATTCTGCGAACTTGGGCCAGAACGAAGGGTCACTTGCCCCGGCCATCGTCACGCCTGAAGGGTAACGGGTGGCCTTGTGGTCAGGGTTTCCAAATACCCAGTACCGGGCGTAATAAACACCGCCATAATAGCGGTTCTTGACGATTGTGTCGCGGTCGCCGGCAATGGTTTTTGTCCAGGTTATGACCACATTGTTTACTCCTGTGGCCGGAGCCGCGACAAAGGTTACTGTACCATTAGCCAGACTTACGGTGTAGTCGGTTGTGACCGTTTTTAGTACGCCGCCGACATACACCGTATCAACCGAGCCAATGCCAAGTTCAGCCAGCTGGTAGACAGTGGCTGTGTTGTCACCGCTAAACTTTTGAGTTTTCTTCCCGGTCAGGTAGTTAATTGATTCAAGTATTGTCCCGCCACCGGCCGGAGGCGCTGCGGTGTAAACTGTCGGGACATACCCGGCCACACTGGCAATACTGCCGGTTCCAGCCCAACTAAACAGGTCGGTGCCGTCCATGATGTAAACCGTGTTATTGGACACAAAAAAAGTGGTCGGATTTGCGTCCGTTACCGCTCCCAGGTCTGTATTTGCTCCTGTTGACAGGTTATGTTCGTACACATGGCCATTGCAGGCGAATATGAGGTGTGATGTGCCGCTTATGGAGCCATACCACATACCATTAATGTCGTGCGCTCCCAGGGTGGCGAAAATCTGGACGTAGCCGGGGGTCTTTTGTAGTTTATAATCATCGGTTATAATCCAGTTTGTCATGGTAGAGGCTTCGCCAAGCTGGAGGAGTGTTTCTGTGGCTGTCTTGTTTACTCCCAAGAATTTGTCTAGAGTGTATGGGGTTAACTGAGCCATGTATCACCACCTCACTTAATTCCAGCAATATCATAAACATCCGCTATGGACTGAGGGGCCAAAGGCCGCTCTTTCATATCCTCGCTTTTCAGTTCCGCATACTTCTGTCTGCATCTCTGCGCCAACTCGCTGTTCTGGTCGGCCATTGCGAAATGTTCAGCTAAATAATAAGCCCCAGAAATTGAGGAGGATTCGTTTATTTCCAAGGTTTGGGTTAACACCGTAATTTTTGTAGGAGTAGGTTTATAGGTAATCTTTAAGACACCCTCAAACGCATGGTTGATGTAAAGGTCTTTATTGTTTTCCCACCTGTGATACAATCCGCTCTGTGGGTTTTCCTCGGTAATTTGGGTTATTGAATTGAAATTTGTTGGCATGTCATATTTCACATATTCCCCATACTCCGGCACTCTCGCACAGGTGGGAAAGGCCGCTTTAAACAGTGCAAAGTTATAGAATTGGTAATAATAAGAACCGGAGAACCTTAACCGGGTCTTACTGCCGGTTGCCGTGATAATTCCCTTTATTCTGGACGGTTCTGTCAGTGCGGAAATGGTAATCAGGCCGGTAAATGCCGTTTCTGAACCATCATCCTGAATGTACTTACCTGAAACATTCGCCCACGCCCCGCCAACGTATTCCTCAACATAGACCTCGCCCTCGTTGTCAACTGTGAAATTGAAGGAGTTGGCTACCTCGCTTGTTTCGTAGGTTTTGTCCTCGTCAAAGTGTTCCTCGATGCCGAATTTTTCACCCAACAGGTTGGTCATAGGTCGCCGATTAATGGGTATGGTGTTGAACAGTGACCCCTTTTTGGCATATTCATGCTGCCACAAGTCCAGCAGGTACGGGGCACGGTATTTATACTCTTTTATTTGGGAATCAACGATTGTCCCGATGTCCGAGAGTTCGTCTAAGATTGCAATCGCTTGGTTAAATATCTCTGTGCCGGTATACATATCATCACCCCTTGGCGTAATACCCTATCATTTGGCCGCTTGTAAGCGTGATTGAACTCCATTTTCCGTATATGATTGCACCCGCCGGAATGCTTGTAATGCTCGACAATGTTGCATTAACGGCCCCACTCACATCAGCCTGAGAAGCAACCACTGTTGCGGCCATTGCCTGGAGGGCGAAGAAGTAATATCCGGCTGCCGGAGTAACCGCGCTGGTCCCGGTTATTGCTTTTGACCCAGTTGCCCCGGCCTTATTTAGTTCAACTTGCGCCGCCATAAGTTCAAGTTGTGACATTGATTATCCCTCCTTGTGCTTGGCCCGAATATGGTTAGCCAATCCTGACGGGCTGGCCGCTTTGAAGCCGCAGACAGAACAAGTAAGACCATCATCTGTACTGCCAGCCTGCTCTTCCTCTGCTTCCTCGGCCTGTACTTGGGCCTGCTCCTTAACCTCAATCAACTCTATTTCTTCGTGCTGGAAATGCGGCCCCATCCTTTTGGCAAGTGCCTTGTCCAGAGTTACATACTCGCCGTTCTCGTCGAATTTAAACATGGTCAGGCCGGTATTACCGTCGCTGACGGGGTGGCCCGGATTGGAAAAGAATCTATATGCTTTCATGTTTACCTCCTTGTAGATAGAGAGGGCGGTTTCCCGCCCCCCCCCAGTTTGGTCTAAGGCAGTTTAATCACACCAAGCGAGACATCGGACACGGTACCACTCTGAGTCACGGAGCATCCAATCGTCAACTTGGAACCGGTACTTTTGAAACGACTACCTTCCAGCGGACCGATCACCTTCACCGCCCCGCCGTCCGCCACATCGACAGACAGAGTACCCAGCACACTTGCCAGGAACCCGCCCGGTGCAATGGTAATGGTCGCAGTATTTACCGCCGCAGAATCGTTGTTGTTCTGCACGACGAGCAGCATCCTTTCGTCTGCCACATCGCTAACATCAACGGTCTGTGTGCTACCCATCGCCGTAAGAGTCAAGTCCACATCGTCATTAAAAGCCGCCACAGATGCAGTATAATCGCTCATTTATTACACCCCTCCTTATATAGTGCTCTCAGCCGCAGGAGTCAGTGTCAGCCTGACAAGCTCCTTGGGCCGGACTACTTTGCCACCCCACACCTGGAGAGACTTGACAGCATCGCCAAACCTCTTTTGGGGCCGGTAGGCTTCGGTTTCAGTCAACTGTGCCGCGAATGATACAGCCGCCTTGGTACGGGCAAGGCACTCGTAGGCAGAACCATTCACGACAATGTTATTGGACTCGTATACGTCGAATCCAAGCAGGTTGCCGAGGTAGCCGGTTTCAATGCGGCTGTCGTTTTTGGTTCCCCTGATGATCTTCGCCAGAATTATCTTGGTTGCGATTGCCGGCGACACCTCAAGGTATTTGGTGGTGCCCTCGGGCACGTTCACGGTCTTGAAATACTCCGCTGCCTCGGCAATGGCACTGAAGATGTTTGCAGTGGTCAATGCGGCCTGGGCTATGGTTTTGCCGGCATCGGTGTACTTTCCGAATATAAAGGTATCCAAGTCGCCGGCCATGGTAATGCCCATCTGCCGCTTTTGCTCCTCCCAGAAGCCTTTACGGGTCTGTGCGGCGTCCAGGTCGTCAAAGCCGATGTGTGCATACTTGGCCTGGTCGATTACCAGATACTGGGCCGCCGAGGTTCCGAGGTCGGGGTCGGCAATGTCGGTGTTACGGGTGTAAGTCTTTGACACAACCGGGCCAACGGTCAGAATTTTCACCTGATCGCCCTGCTGCTTGATTTCACCCTCATAATCAGTGTTGCAGTGCTTAACGCCTATGAGCACCTTGTCGCGCTCTTTCAGCACGTCCTCTGCCCATAGCATCGGGATGAAGTTTTTTGCGCCCACTTATGGTCACGCTCCTTTCAAAATAAAAGCGCCGGGTTATTTCCAGCGCTTTTCTGACTCTTTAACTGCCTCGTAATTGGACCTGATTTCCTCACGGCTCATTGCCGTGACCTGATCCCGGGTGAAGAATGTTCCTGACTTGCCCTGGCCCTTGGCGCTGCCTGTTGAGCTGTCGGCGTTGGCATGGTTGGCATCGTTAGCCTGTGTCTGTGCCCTGCGCTGTTTGTCGTTGTACCGGGTCAGCGCATCGGCCAGTCTACGCCCTTCCCTGCCACCGGATTTAAGCCACTTTTCGGCCTCGGCGAATACTTCCCTGGGGATGGCTTTCCATTTTTCTTCCGTGTTGTAATCCGGGAACTCTGTCGTGAATTCGTCATACATGGAATTGCGCCTGTCGATGAAGTCTTTTTCCCCTTGGGTCTTGCGGTCGGATTCTTCACGGGCTTTCCTCTCGGCCATGGTTTCCTCACGGAAGCGTTTGCTTTCGAGCAGTTCATTTAAAAGTTCATCCGGCACATTGGCATATTGTGACCGTATTTTATTCTCAAGTTCCTGCTCTTGCAGGGCTTGCTTGTACTCGGCCTCCGTGGTAATCGGCTTGCCTTTCCACTCATAACTCTGCTCGGCAATCCATGAATCACGGGCTTGTTGAGCCGCTTCCTGTCTGGCCCTCTCGATACCCTTGTCGTAGTTCATGCCCTTTTGGATGTGCTGAACCGCTTCCTCATAAGGTAATTCAAATTCTTGGTGGTTGTACTTTACCTTGATTTTTTGCGGTTCCGGTGTTTGCTCGACCTGCTGAGTGGTGTTCTCTTGGGTCGTTTCCTGTGTAGTTTCATTGGTTACTTCTTGGGTTTGCTCCTGACTTACTTCACTCTGGTTGGTGAATTCGTCCATTAACAATCATCCTTTCGGCTATGGTAGGCCGTTTATTTACCCAGTTTAAAGCCTTGTGGCAGGGCATCAAAAAAGCACTCCTAAGAGTGCAGGGAAAGGTATTTTATTTTGGAAAAGCGGCCTCATACCCGCCCTTTGCCATGTATTTGTCGTATAGATCCGGCCTATAGATATGAAATGACGGATAATGGGTATCAATCCATATTTTGTAGCCAGCACATGCCGCCCGGACACAGAAGAACCTGTCCTCCCCATCAAAGCCAAGGTTGTAAATATCGTCATAACATACGCCGCGCTCAAACACGCTCCTGTGCAGGAGGATACAAGCCCCGGTCTGTCCTACCTCGTAGGTTCCCGGCCTCAGCCATTGGGCTACATGGTCGTAGTCAACACCAGAATAGCTGTCGAACATCCAGCAGTTGGGCAGTGGCTGGCCTTTTTTGTCCCAGCGCGTCCAAAATATCTCAGCAACAATGTCCTTCTTGGTTTCCAGGAGTTGCACCAGCGTTTTAGGGTGTAACATGAGGTCTGTATCAACAAAGAAAATGTAGTCATACCCGTTTTCAAGGGCGAATTTGGCGATCCCGTTTTTCATCTTGATAATGTTTGCAACCAGCTTTGAAGTCCATAAATGCCGGTTCTCGTCGCTCTTGTATTCGTCGTCTGTCTTGTACTCAGCAAAAAAACATATCTCCGGGTGCGCCTTAATCAGCGGTATCAACTCTGGGGAGTTGTGCAAAATAAAAAGCCTGTCGCATTGACAAGGCTTTTCGAGGTTTTGCAGTGATTTAAGGTATTCCCGGAATATCTCCGGGTTTTGCCGAGCGGGGGCTGCAATTAGGATTTTCATTGTTCCTCCTTAAATCCATTCCACTATTTGGAGATAAATCGCAACCAGACTTGCTATGAGAATACAAGAAAAAACCACCATAAATATCCAAGGGCCTATATTCTCTTTGAAGTGGCGGTATTTCTCATACTTCCGATCAAGATTAAACTCCAATCCTTTAATCTTGTCCCCTATGTAAAGCACTGAAAATGTGAGTCCGACGATTCCTGCAAGTCCACTCATTAAAATTAAAAATGCCCATATGTATTTCATGCTCATATCCTCCTAAAAACTGCATGGTAACAGTACAGTCCGCAGTTATCCTCCCGTATAGCGTCCTGTGGCGGGTCTTTTTGGTACTCGGCATACTTGAACCCTTCCGCAATTTCAAACAGCTCTGCGGGCCTCCTGATACACGAATAGCGGCCATCCATTGTTAGGTCCAGGGTCAACACAAGCCTGCCCCCAGGCTTCAGCACCCGGTAAAACTCCTGCAACACCCTCTTAGCTGTGTCATAAGGCAGATGTTCCAACACGCTTATGCAGTAGATTGTATCTACATCAGCATTGCACAGCGGTATATTGTCAATGCTGGCCACGATGTGAAGTATGTTCCGGTGCGCCTTGCTGTTTAGCAGATCAGGGTTGATGTCTATACTGAACACCTTGCAGCCATTCTCAGCCAGCTCATATTGAAAGGGGTAATTCGGGCCGCTGCCAGCATCGAGTACGGTTTCGCCCGGCTTAATCAGTTGTTTGGCCCATATATATTCATACAGGCGGCTCCACCATACTTCAGGTATAGTAAAGTCGTATACTTTATTGCATTTCTCGTCCCCGGTGGTGAAATAGGCGTTATCCAAGGTCAATCCTCCTTATTTCTGAACCCACATATAATAATCGTCCCATCCCTTTAATAAAGTCTGTTCCTCAATCTCGCACTTAGCAAAGGAACTGCCCAGCTCCTGCGCCTGTTCCTTCGTGAAGCACATACAAGTATTGTAATTGATGTAGTCCGGTTTGTTTTCCAGCTTCGGCAGATGTATACACGCCCACCCGCCGGGTTTCAGTGCCTTTTTAATCTTCCGGATTGTTTTTATCTGCTCGTCATATGTATTATGCTGGACCACCTGGAAGCAGATAGCCAAGTCGCAGTAGTTTTCCTTGTCAAATTCGCTTGCCAGTATAAGGCTGACATTGACCAGGCTGTACTCGCTGGCCTTGGCGTTGGCCGCATCTAAGACAATGGGCGAAATATCAACTCCGGTATACTGCTTGCATTCCTTTGACAAGACCCTACCTATCCTCAGATTGCCGCAACCCCAGTCAACGATTATGTCTATCGGTTTTTGGGACCTCTTTCTAAATCCCTCCATCACCTGACGCGCGTTAAACTCGCCGCATCGGTTGTAATCTTCCTCCGGCATGGGTGGAAAGAACCGATCATTACCCATATTCCCGGTTATGTTGGCGTATGGGTTCACGGTCACGCTTACTTCATACATCAGCAAACCTCCTGAGAATCGGGGTAGGGTCAAGAATGCTTTGATACTGCCCCATACACCCGCTTTTCCCTTCGGGGTCGGCCTCCATATAGCGCCCATACTTCTCCTGCCTATCTTCCGGCCGAGCCCAGCCCCAGTGCTGTATTCTAACCGGGCAAGTGGCTATTCTTACCCCGGCATTCATCGGGAACCTGCCGCAATGAAGGGGAGTTTCCTTCCAGAAGCAATCAATATCCTCATATTTCACACAGAAGGGCCACACGCCATTGTGGGCCTGCCAGTAGTGATCATCACGGTAATGCGTCTCTGACCACATGTCAAATAGGGTGAATGCAAGGCTGTTACACTTGGCCGCCTCTGCTTGCTGTATGTAGTCCCGTATTAGGTCCAGCCGGTCAAAGGTTTCGTCGGCATCGAGGCAGAGGATCCAGTCTCCGAATTTTGCCTCATGTGTCGCCAATTCCCAAAGGAATTTTCTTTGTCTCAACTCATCTGTTCCCCAGTATGAGCGGTCAGAGTAAAAGACGTCAGCACCATAGGCCTTGCATATCTCCGGGGTATCATCGGTTGAGCAGTCATCCAGGACTACGATCTTGTCACAGACTGACCGCATCTGCTCAAGGACTTTTTCAAGGTAGCGGCCTGACTCATTTCTGACCAGCATCGCGCCAATTAACATAATGCGCCTCCCCTATCGTCTCGACGTTGCAATGGCCACACACAAGCGTAGTATCGCAGAATATCCTAAATCCTGCCCCCCGGGCCCGAACACAAAAAGATAGGTCTTCGCCCAGTATCTTGTGCGGGAAGAACCACGGCTGCGGTACGGTCTCGAACACTTTACGCTTAATCAGTGTACATGCCATGCCCACGCCCTCAATCTCGGTCAAGCCCTTTGGGTAGTCAAGGTAAAATTTGGCGTCCTGTTCGTTGCACTCCTTGAATATGCAGGGCTCATACCCCGGGGTACGCCGAAAGGCCAAAGCGGAAACTATATCCTTGTCGGCCTCGATTAACTTCGTGAGCAAGTCCACCGGGACCACCATATCCGAATCAACGAATAACAGGGCATCGTATTCCCCCTGCAAGAATGCCTTGACCGCTTCTTCCCGGGCCGTATAGACAAGGCTTAACCCGATGGGCAGCATATCAACGCTGACGCCCTTGTTACGTGCATGGCAAGCCATAGGGATAAGAGAATAAGCTGCCTGTGGTGCGACATAGCCGGTGTAGGGGATACAGATTAAGGCTTTCATGTGGCCTCCTAATTAACTTTGTTTCGCACTACTGCCGCAACTTTCAATGGTTCATTCAGGTTTGTCCCCGCACATGTCCCGCATTTGGGATTGACACAGACAAGAAGCAGCTCCACATAAACATCGCTACTCCCTACCTCACTTTTATACTCACTATGCGACACCATCAAGGGTTGCTTGCACTCCAGACACTCCACCGCCTCCACCTCCTACCATCATTTGAGATTCTTGCGCTATCGCCGCCTGTAACTCCGGCGATAACTGACCGATAAACTGCTCAAAGGCCTCCATTTGCTCCTGCATTTTGGCCTGCTGCTCCTGTTGCTCCACCTCTTCGATTAAGCCCTCTTTGTCGGGGATAAGACCGCTTGCGATACGCTCCAGGTACTGTCTGAAGGTGATCAGCTGTTTGTCTAGTAGGCTGTCCAGGGTCTGAATAGAAGCGATCTCCGACCACTGAGTAGAGGCCCCCACGTCGATCTTGAGACTGAAAGTTGTCTGGCTGTACTGCGAACCATCGAACGGTATCTGTACGACCTCCGACTGCTTTGTCTCGGGGTTGGTACGTTCAATCGTCAGCATCCGGGGGACACTATACTTTGTCAGCCAGTAGTCCAGCCATATAAGCCCCTGATCCTCTTTAAACTGTGCGAATCTGCGTTTGTTGGTGGACAGCGGCAGGACTGACGCTTTTTGCAGGGCAATAATACCGGCTGCGGTCTTGGTTACACTGTCATCACCAAGGGCTGTCTCATTTGCCCCGGCCATGTCCTTTGTGGTCTGCACCAGCATTTCAAAGAGGTTTTGAACACTGGCGGGAAGTCCCTGCGGCTGGAGATACATAGCCGCGCTCGTTATGTCACCATCTACCGGTATTGCTTTGGTTATATCGTTTGACCATGCCGGGATCCGGGAAGAGTCGTAAACAGGTTTGGGGTATGCGTTTATCATTGTCCACAAGATCATGGTCGCCATTAATTTGTTGATCGCGATATTGTTCGGGATTAACTCCGTGGCCTCGGCCTCACCGTGACAACTATTTTTGCGTGGTGTCCACTGTAGGGATGCCACCGGGTAGCGGTGTAGTTTGGTATCCCAATCCTTGCGAACTACAGCGGCCTGTGTGGATTTCCTGGCCCATATGGTGGTCACCCTATCCATAAGTTGCTTGCCTGTCTGGTCCATCATCGGAAACCCTGCGGGGTCAGTTTTGGGTATCTCCTCTGTCTTGGTCCACATCTTCAGCAGGACAGTGCAGAAACCGCCCTCATTGTCCTTATTGGGTTCTTTCTTGGCCCTGTCTCCTGCCCGGTACTGAGTATCACTGTCGCCGGTGATTTTATCTATCTCTTCCTTCGGTGCCTTGTTTCGCTTGGCTTCCTCTCGGACTTCTTTAACCAACTTACGAAATGACAAGATGATATAAGGCTGTACCGGCCCTCTCTTGTCGTTGGGCCTTGGGTCGCTGGTATTGCCTGGGAAGTAGCACACGTTGTCAATCAGTTCCCCGTTCATGTCGCCCATGACCGCGGCGCCCATCTCATTAACACCGGCATTAATGGTATCGTCCCAGTAGTAATAGATAATGCCATCACCGGACAAGGCGGCATCAAAAATGGCCTGCTCGTCAAGGGTAGACTGTTTTAAGTTTTCATCGACTGTTTTTGAGTAGTCAGAGAGTAACCTTGCCACCTCTTGCAGCATGGCAATCTTGTCCGGGTTGGCCGGGTCATAATTGGCTGAGTTCTCGGCGCTAAACTGCATGGTCAGCATGTCTGACATGATCTGACTGACCTTCCAATTGACTATCCTTTTAGTCACGTTTAACCGGACCTGTGGCAGCCCCCCGGTGTCTACTCCGTCCCAGTGGTGGCCGGCGTAAAACCGTTCATTTCGGTTAGTGGTGGCGAATAGGTTGAGGCTGGATTTATAGTCTATCCCGTCCTTATAAAGCTGCCAATCGACTGTTTGGGTCTGCTCGTCCAACTACTTCACCTTCTTTCCTCGGGCAAGAATCCATCATAAGCCATCATATTTGCATGGCCCTTCAATATCTCGGCTGTGGCCGGGTTAGGTTTGGGAGGTGCAATGGCCTCCTTCACGGCCTTAACCGGGGTTAGCTTCGGCGGCACGTTTCCCTTGGCTGTCTGCATACCAAGGCGCAGGCCGGTACGGAAGCCGAGGTAAAGGCATAGAAAAAGGAGTATCCCTACTCCTACGCTGATCAAAATATCCAATTAACTCCACCCTCCCTTAAAAAATCCCTCCGTCACCGTCGCGCTGTCGGCTCGGGGTTTGGGTTTTTCGCACTCGAAGTTATAGTGTTCTGGTTCCGGTGCTGGGTGCTTAGTTGGTATTGTCTTCATCCTTATAGCCAACCCTGTCACTCCATCCGGCGCATCGTCGTGTTTATTCTTGCCAATCTTTACGTATGAGGTCAAGGCCCTCATAAACTTATCGTAGTCGCTGCCAGGTTCGTAATCTGACCGGAAATAGAAATACTCCTTTACATACCCGGCATTCATTAGGATTCGCGTTTCTTTGTTGGTTGTTTCATGTTGGTCAATAACTGAGCATTTCCATTTTGGTTTAACCAGCTTACGAACATTACGGGCATAGCTGCTTCCACCGTTATTGGCCTCAATGATCTCTATATCTTCCTTGGCATCGATAATCTTCTGCGCTACAAGCGGTTCGGTAACCTCAACGCCGTCCTGGGTAAATACCACATCGGTTATGTAGGTGTAATCACCGTATCTTTTGCCTGTGACTGAACAAAGGTAATCGTCCCCCCGGTCTGCCGTATCGGTAAACCCTATAATACCGTCCGGCCTCTTTGTGGCCAAGTCTGCCATTGTAAAGCGGTTTAGCTGTTCAACGGGATAGAGTAAGCCCTTGGCCTCTATGGGGTTCTGCATGTACTCAGCTTCCCAGATAAAGTCCTCGGTCACTCGCTTAATGGACATATATTCAGCCGTTGTCTTTATTGCAGGGCAGAAGGTTTTGCCATATTGGTCAAGGGCCGGTATCTTTATGACTGTAAACTCGTCGCTAAAATACTCGCTTGCCTCGTCTGCAAGCCGTCCTATGGGATCGTTTCTGCTCCACCTGGTGGCAATGTGGATCTCCGGACATCCACTCTCAAACCGGCTCAGGTGTGTTGATGTGTACCAAAGCCACACGTTTTTTATGACTGTCTCGGACATGGCCTCTTCAATGTTTTTTATCGGATCGTCAAGTATGCCGGCCAGGTCGCAGCCTTTACCTGTTATTGGCCCACCCACGCCAGCACAAAAATAAGCGCTCCTTTTTGATGTTTCAAGCGCCCAATCTTCAATGGCTTTCCGGTCTGATTTTAGCTTTATCTTCGGGAATACCCTCAGATATTTGTCACTCTGCACCATCTGCCGTATATCATAGCTAAATGTGTGCGCCAGGTCTGCGGCGTAACTGTTTCTCATTATCGCGCCGACCGGATTCTTACCAAACATCCAGGCACACCACAAAGATGTTTCATACGACTTGCCGGCCCGGGGCGGTTCTGAAATGGCTAGTTTTAGTATTTGCTTATCTGTTACACCCTGAAACGCTTCAGCAATTTCTTGAAGATGTGGCTTATCATCTGAAAAAAACAACGGGTCCATATACCTACAAAAAAAATAGAAGTTGTTTATTAGTTTATCAATCCGATCCTCTTCAAGCAGCCTTAAAAGTTCAGTTTCCTCTTTTGGCGATAAGCTCATTTATTCTCGCCTGCCGTTCTTCGGGGGTTAATGTGGCGGTTTCTATCGGCCCCCCGTCCTTGCCGGTAAGCTCCACCTTGTCCGTAAACATGCCCAGGTGCTTGCCTATCAACTCCAGGGCCTTCAGGGAGTCATGGCGTTTGATTTTAAGGCCATCCTTTGTTTCTGACACCTCCGCAAGCAGGGTACCGTCAACTTCATCGCTGGGCCTTATTTTGACCGCGCTATACTCCTTTATTAACTTAATAGTATTGCCTTCCTCGTCCTCTCCAATATCACGCTCAACCCTGGCATTTTCGAAGGCCACAAAATCCTTAATGTCGCCAAAGGCTATCTTGGCCAGCTGCTGGAGGACTTTATCGGATGTTATTTCGGTTCGTTTTTCCCTTTTTTGTTGGGCCTCTCCTATTGCAGCCTGGATGTTAGGTTTTCTTAGGTTTTCATGGCCTATTATCTCGGCTGTCTTTTCCGAGTACCCAGCCCTCCTGGCAGCTGCAGTTGCATTCAGATCTACCAGGTACTCCAGCACAAACATTTTCTGTTTTCCCGTTAGACCCACGCCGCATCCCTCCGTTTAAAAATAATTTGATTTATGTGTTGACAACGCCAACCATACATAGTACATTATATACAAGAGGTTGGCAACGCCAACATATACCTGGCCCCCAGGGTGAAGGGGAAGGAGATTGAACATGACTAAAGAGTATACCATCTATAACCGCTACGATGGCGAGAGCAAGGAACTCACCGAAGCTGAAGCCATAGCTATCACTAAAGCAGCCGACTTACATACCGGGCCTTATGGCGGTATGGGCAGCCAGATTGACATGACGCTGTGCCGGTACGATGAAGCCAACGACACTTATGTCATCGAAGCTGTACACCACCGGGGCGAATGGCTTGCAATCCCCGAGAGCCAGTCTGCGTTTATGGAGCATGAGTTAGGTCAGAATGCCCAGGGGGAGTAGTTCCCCCGCTCTGCGGTTATAAAGAGGCCGCCGAGATTATGGGGGTATCACACAAGGCCTTGGCCGTGTATATCAAGCGCGGTTGGCCGGGTGGCAAACATTTTCCTGAGCCGGTCCAGAGATTAGCAAGTGGGCCGGTATGGAGGAAAAGCGATATAGAAAAATTTAAAGAATCTATCTAACCTCCCCCCGGGAGGTTTTTCTTTTTATCAAGTACCCGTCAAGTAAAAATCAAAAAAGCAACAATACCTGTAAGGTACTGGTCTCTGTTATAGTGGTCTCTGTTAATGGTATCTGTTCGTATACTAAATCTAGTATAGGTGGGTATATCAAATCTAGTATAGGTCATCCCCTAACCTATATCATTTTTAGTATAGGTCAATAGTGGGGTTCTTTGCGCCACTCGGCAAAATCCAGCATGTAATACTCGCTTGGTTTACCTGGCCTCTTGCTGATTTGAATTAAGCCTTTTGCCTCCAGCTGGTCAACGTGTTTTAGCACCGTGACCCTGCTTAATCCCCTGCAGTCCTCCGCTATCCTGTCTATGGATGGGTAGCAGGTCAAGTCCTCCTTATCAGCCCTGGACAGGAGCATAATGTATATTAACAGGTCTATTGAGTCTATTTCCCGGCTACCTTTATCCCTCAGCCAGGTGAGGTAAAAGGCATTTATGGGGAGTATATTGTCTTGTCGCATATCACCACGCTCCTGTGGTATTTGCTCCCTAAATGTTTAAGACGGGTGCCAATGGAGCTATTGGCCAGGCTGCAGACCTGTTTTACCCGCCAAAATAAAAATCAGCCACCGGCTGAAATATTTTCAAAATTATTTACAAAAAGGTGTTGACAGGGTGGTATCACCGTGATATATTGTGTATAAGGAAAAGTCATGAAGGGAGCAAAT